GTGGGGGCTTCGGCCCCCGCTTTTAATTGGAGATAAATATGGCTGATGCAGTTACAAGTCAGACGCTGCTTGATGGTGAGCGTCTTGCAATTATGAAATTTACAAACATCAGTGACGGCACTGGTGAGACGGCGGTTACAAAAGTAAACGTAGCCAACCTTACGGCGAGCAACTCAGGAAAAGCCTGCACCGGTGTGACCGTTACAAAAATTACTTCTGTATGCCACGGCCTTGAAGTGCGCATGTACTGGGACGCGTCAACAGATGTACCGTTTTTCTTGTCCACAATCAACACCAACTACGAGAATGATTTTTCAATTATTGGTGGGATTACAAACAATTCTGGCGCTGGAAAGAACGGCAACATTGTGTTTAGCACCGCAGACGCAAGTGCAGGTGACACCTACACGGTAGTCCTTGAGATGGTTAAGTCCTACGCCTAATCATGCCAAGCAAATCACCAGCCCAACATCGTCTGATGGAAGCGGCTGCCCACACCAAGGGCGGCTTTGGTGGTGTGCCCCAGAAGGTCGGCAAAGAGTTTGTCAAGGCCGACAAGATGAAGGGCGGCGGCTTGTATGCCAACATTCACGCCAAACAGGAACGGATAGCCCATGGCTCAAAAGAACACATGCGCAACCCCGGTTCCAAAGGCGCACCTACCGCTGAGGCTTTCCGGGAGTCTGCAAAGACTGCAAAGATGAAAGAAGGCGGCGTCTCGCTGGCTGTTGGCCGGGGAGAAAAGTTGTCTACAAAAGCAGGCGCGGGGCTCACCGCTAAGGGCCGTGCAAAGTACAATCGAGAGACAGGATCACACCTCAAAGCACCCCAGCCACAAGGTGGTGCCCGCAAGAACTCGTTCTGTGCTCGTATGAGCGGTGTTGTAGAGCATTCCAAAGGCGATGCACCCCGCGCTAAGGCCTCATTAAAACGCTGGGATTGCCCCGGCTGGTAAAGGAAATATCATGGCAAATACTCCAGACATTAAAGCCCGCAGTTTGTACGCGCAAGAATACGCTAAAAAGGCCAAGACAATTCATCAAAGCAAAGACGCTATGGCGCATGCTTATGGCGCAGTAGAAAAAAAGCATGGTAAGGATGTGAGCGACAAGCTCAAGGCTTACCACGATAAAAATGCTTCTGACGATGAAGATTTTGATGCGTTTTCTCACCTAAAAAAAGCTAAAGGTGGAAAGATAAGCACTGCTGAACACGGCAATCCAAAGCATAAACACTGCTGGTAAACAACTATGGCCTACTCTGGAACCGTTGGACAGACCGTTATAACGGTCCAGCAGCTCATTGACCATGGGGCGCGTCGCTGCGGCAAGTTGGCTGAGGAGTTGACCGTTGAGCAGGTGCAGTCGGCCAAAGAGTCGCTTTTTATCCTGCTTTCCAACATCGCCAACCAAGGCATCAACTACTGGGCCATCAACAAGCTCGTGGTGGGCCTGAACGCCGACCAGTACATCTACAGCCTACCTGTGGGTACGGTGGACGCCCTGAACGTGCTCTACCGCACCATGGACCGCCCCAACGGGTCGTACACCAGCTCGGCGGGCGGTACGGTGTCCAACGTCTACGACGGCGACGTCAATACCTATTGCCAGCAATCGTCGCCCAATGGCTACATTTCGGTGGTCTACGGCACCAATGACCCGCAGTACATCGGCTCGATTGGCTTTTTGCCCTACATCTCTGGCGGTGGCTCGGCAACGTGGAATTACACGCTGCAATACTCCACCGACGGCTCCACGTGGAACACTCTGTACACAGGTACCAATGTCGCCGTGACGGACAACCAGTGGGTCTGGCAAGACATCGACCCCGGCCAGAACGTCGCGTACTACCGCATGCAGGCCACCAACAGCACCACGCTGGCCCTGCGCGAGCTGTACTTTGGCACCAACGCCCGCGAGCTGCAGATGGCGCGCCTGAACCGCGACGACTACACCAACCTGCCCAACAAGCAATTTACGGCCAACCAGCCCTTCCAATACTGGTTTGACCGCACCATCCCCCAGCCCACAATGTACCTGTGGCCGGTGCCCTCCAGCCCGTTTGTCCAGATGACGGTCTGGTACTCGCGCCAGATCATGGACGTGGGCGCCCTGTCTGGCCAGCTTGAGATCCCCCAGCGCTGGTACGAGGCCATCTTGATGATGCTGTCGCACCGCATGAGCCTCGAGCTCCCGGCGGTGGACTTGGCCAAGATCCAGTACCTTGAGATGCAGGCAGAGAAGTATTTCAACATGGCCGAGCAGGAAGAGCGCGACAAGTCGCCGATCTACTTCGCGTCCAACATCTCGGTTTACACACGCTGATGCCTAAATTCCTGAACACTGAGGGCCTGACGTCAGTAGCGATTGCCGTATGCGACCGCTGCAAGATGAAGCGCGCCTTTGTTCAGCTTGGCCCAGATCCCAACTTCCCCGGTCTGCGCGTGTGCGACCAAGGATGTGCGGACCAACTGGACCCCTACCGTCTTGCCGCCCGGCAGACAGAGCGGATAAACTTGAGGTTCCCAAGGCCCGATGTCAGCGTCGCCGCCAATGACAACTTCTTGATCGCCACTGGCAACAACCAGCTACAGATCTCGACTGAGCAGAACACACAGACGCCGACGCAGACCGGGAACAAGGATACGATTGCCCCTAGCCCACCTAGCAATACGAGCACATAATGTCCGCACAAGTAACCATCACCCAACTACCCTCGGCTGGTGCCATCACCGGGTCGGAGCTTGTCCCAATCGTGCAAAACGGCGTCACGGTCCAAACGACCACCGGCGCTATCTCGGCATCCCCATCGCAGACCTACAGCTACCTAACGGCCGTAAACACGCCCCAGCTTGCAAATAGCCGGTACGTAGGGGCAACAAATGGCCTGACCATCTCGGACGGCGGTGCCCAAGGCCTGTTCAACATTAGCACCACGGGCGCCCTGCTGTCCTTGGTGAACTCCAGCGCGGGCATCCAAGTCAAGACTGACGGCACCACGCTGACCAGCCGCTCGATTGCCACGGCCACAACTGGCTTGTCAATCAGCAACGGAAGTGGCGTTTCAGGCAACCCCACGCTGTCTTTGACCGACCAAGTGCTGGCGCTGGCCAACGCCAGTTTCAACGGTTTGGTGACCCTTTCGACCTCTGGAAACATCACGTCGTCCACAATCACGGGCACCTCTAACCAGATTGACGTGGCCAACGGAACTGGTGTCGGTGGCAACCCCACGATTTCCATTACGTCCAACCCAACGCTGCCGGGAACGGCTGGCGTGGTATTACCCGGCGGTACTACCGGCCAGCGCGCTGGGTCCCCTACCAACGGCACTTTGCGTTACAACAGCACCACCTTCTTGCTGGAAGCCTATTTGAACGGCGCGTGGACCTCTTTGGCCTCTAGCTCAGGGGTGACGTACATCGCTACCGGTACGGGGCTCACAGGCGGCCCGATCACGTCGACCGGCACCATCTCTATCGACTCTACCGTGGTGACGTTGACGGGCACGCAAACCTTGACCAACAAGACGCTGACCAGCCCCACGCTGACTACCCCGGCACTAGGCACCCCGGCATCGGGCGTCATGACAAACGTGACGGGCCTGCCGCTGAGCACCGGTGTCACAGGCACTTTGGGCACCACAAACGGCGGCACTGGCCTTGCTGCCTATACCACGGGCGACTTGCTTTATGCCTCGGCGACCAACACTCTGAGCAGATTGGCCGCAGGTACCAATGGCTACGTTTTGACCCTTGCGGCGGGCGTGCCCACATGGGCCGCATCCACTGGTGGTGTGACATCATTTAGCGCGGGTACAACGGGTTTTACACCAAGCACTGGTACCACTGGCGCTATCACTTTGTCTGGTACTTTGGTAGCCGCAAATGGCGGTACAGGGCAGTCCAGCTATGCAGTTGGTGATTTGCTTTACGCAAGTACCACAACTGCGTTATCTAAATTGGCAGATGTTGCGACTGGAAATGCACTAATTTCTGGCGGTGTTAGCACTGCACCTAGCTGGGGAAAGATTGGTTTAACAACCCACGTTAGCGGGACACTTCCAGCCGCAAATGGCGGAACGAGCTTTTCTACCTATGCTACTGGCGACCTGATCTACGCATCGGCGGCCAATACCCTGAGCAAGCTGGCAGCAAGCATCGACGGCTACGTGCTCAAACTGGCATCTGGAGTACCCACTTGGGCTGCGGCCTCGGCTTCCGGCGTGACCAGCGTGGCCCAGACATTTACTGGCGGCATTGTCTCGGTGGCCGGTTCTCCGATCACTAGCAGCGGTACCTTGGCCCTGACCGTGGCCGGGACTAGCGGCGGTGTCGTTTACTTCTCAAGCGCAAGCGCATGGGCGTCAAGCGCAGTTTTAGCGTCAAACGCAATAATGGTCGGTGGCGGGGCTGGAGCAGCTCCAAGCACCATTACCACTGGCACGGGCGTTGTGACGGCTCTGGGCGTGAATACAGGCTCCGCAGGGGCCTTTGTGGTCAACGGTGGCGCCTTGGGTACACCAAGCAGCGGCACAGTGACAAACTTGACCGGCACGGCCTCGATCAACATCAACGGCACCGTGGGCGCAACAACTGCCAACACGGGGGCGTTCACCACTGTATCTGCGACTGGCGTGATTACGTCGACTGTGGCTACAGGCACCGCGCCGTTTACCGTGTCCTCGACAACGGCAGTGGCTAACCTGAGCATCGGCGGAAACGCGGCGACCGCCACTACGGCCACGACAGCCACAACGGCCACAAACGCTACAAACATTACCATCACCGCAAACTCAACAAATGCTGCAAATTATTTGACTTTTGTTAGCGCAACGAGTGGAAATCTTGGACAATTGGTAAATTCTGCCATCACGTGTAACCCGTC